ACATCCGGGTCGTCGACATCTGCCCAAATATTGGTCGCGTCCGCAGTACCCACCTGAAGAACCACTCCCGCAGCAGTTCCCAACGCCATTGCAGTACCCAACTGTGCGCCACCCGACGCGGTGCCGACCGTGAGATCCGCCGCTGTCGGAGCCGTGGTGAGCAGGAGTTCGATAGATACAATTCGACTATTCGCTGGAATAACCATCCCTGTATCTACAGTAGTTGTCTGCTGCCAAGCCACCGACTGTGACATAACAACCTGACCCACGTTCGCAACATCTTCACCAACCGTAGTTCCGGTGGTGCTCCGAATCGTTCCTGCTTTGATCGGACCACTGAATGTAGTCTGTCCCATTTCCATTCACCTCATCGCACGCAATTAGCCTGACAGTCCGCGTGCTGTCGTTTAAGTCGGTCAGGCTTTGGTTTAGGAAGCATCGCTTCCGTTATCAAATTAAGTCATTCAGATCTCTTCCGAGACGCTTTATTCTTATCCGCAGAAGAGACCCCGGAAGAGGAGGGAGAGGGGACAAGCCCCGCTCCCTCCTTGGTCACACCACACCCCACCAGAGGATCAGAGGATGCTACCACTCCCGAAAATGCCCAGGTAATCGCTGACTCCGAAGGAGTAACGCTCGCGGGCCTTGTACCGGACGTTACCGGTATCGAAGTCTCCGTCCATACCCGTCTGGAGAGCGGTACGCTCGAAGTGCTTCATGCCATTCGGGACATCAGTGACTACAAACCAGAACTTCTTGTTCGTAGTCGTGAGGAAGTGATTGACACTATACCCATCCGGGATGGTGCCATTCGTCCTCAGTGCGTTGATGTCGTTGTCCGCAGTCCCCGTCCGAAGTTCGGTATCGAGGATACGGGTGGCAACGAACTGGTTGTAGGGAGCCACGATCAGACGCCGAGGACGCGCCGAGATCAGAAGACCCCGGTCATCCGTAAACGCCGCGATGTCGATTACCGCCTGCTCCAACGAAGTCTCGTTGAGATCCGAGGCAACCGCCAAAGAATTCGATATCGAATTCCCATCGATATCTTTGTGAGCCGTAGTACAAAGCGCGAGACCATCACCGGCTTTGAAATTGGCAACGGTGTAAGCGTTGTTCAGCGGAAACGCACCCTTGACATTCTTCGTATGCGCCATCGCCCTCGCAAGGGCCTTCGTGTATCGCGCGGAAACGGAGTCGTAGAGGTTGTCCTCAACCGCTTCCTCGGTGATAGCGAAGCCCATTGCAACGGTTTCGTGAGTGTACCGTGCCGTGAAGTGCTCTTGGGCCGTGTCGTAAGCGATCGACGACCCTTCACTCTTCACAGGCGCAGCACCGAAGCCCGCCAGCTTGACATCCTCTTCAAAGGCTCTCTCTGAAGACTCCGTCTCATAAATGACATCGTTCTCATTCTCGTATCGATCGTACTCCAGCCCGAACAAAGCGTTCAGTCCAGGCAGGAGTTCTTTCATCATTTGCGCTCGTGAAATAGCCATGATTTACATCCTTTCCTAGAAGAGCGGCTTGGCCGAGATGCCAACAGCGGCAAACCGAACAAGAACGTCAGGGGTTGAAGTTGTCTCGTTACCGTTTTCAAGGACTCCAAGCGGAATGATACAAGCAGCAGATGCATCGGCTGTCACCTGAAGAAGCGACAGACTGGAATTTCCAGTAGCTGTAACTCCTCCACTTCCAGTTACGAGGCATTCCCAACCGATGTACTTCGTGTCCCATGCAAGGTTTCCCTGAATCTGGAAAATAACACCATCCAGAGGAACAACGAAAGCATAGGCTGATGCAGCTTCGTTGGTCGAAGCACCATCGTAGTAGTTCCCCCACTTCGGCTCACCGGCAGAGTTTACCCACCGTGCGCCAACGAGAACGCCCACCGAAGGCCCCGCCGCATCGCGGGGCGAATCGTTGGTGCTAATACCGGATGCAATCGTAGTATTAGCGATGGTGTACAAAACCGTACCTCCATTATAAATGGGAGTACCGAGCGTGTCGTTCTCAATGGGGACTTCTGTAAAGCCGCCCGTATCGTAACGGGAACCGGCCATTTTGACTGGTTTGAATCCGTAAGCCATTTGGCTATCTCCTAAACTATATGGTGATAGCCTCCGGTAGAGTCTCTACCGTTAGCCATCGCCAAATGTGATCCGGGTGCTCCGCTCAGGCTTGAGCATAGGCATCCTCGGATCCTGTTCTCTAAAGTAGTTGCGGTCAACCGCGTCCATCTGTTGGTTCACCTCGTTAACGGCGTGCGCTTCAATCTTCTTGCCGATCTCTACCGGACGTTTACAAAGAAGAAGACCACCCACCAGCACGTTATCGGGATACTGACTTCCACGGTCTGATACGATCATCAGCTCGGGATATTCTTCAGACAGCACCGGAACCCAACCGTCTCTCATTGCCTGAGAGACGTTGATGTTGTCGGCTTCACCCCTCATAGATGCCCTCACGTACCGATGATCAAATCCCGGTTTGGGATCCGGCTTCGGCAGTAGGGGCGCAGGCGACCACGGCTCTTCCCGCTCTTGATTTTCTCGGGTTCCCGTCTCGCGTGAACGCGATTGCAAACCCTCTGTGCGCGACTCAGCCATTTCGGACCTCCTTTAGGAGCTGTTTGGCGTATTGTTCTGGAGAAATACCCAGCCGTTTCGCGAGACCTACCTGGGTAGAGGTCAACTGCACTTTGCGGAGCTTGCCCGAGGAACGTGTCGCAGGGGCTACTACCGTTGAACGATGGGAATTCGCAGAGGGCTCCTCTTCGCCCGTTTCCACTCCCATCCTTTCAGGAAAGACTGCCCGCAAACGCTCATCGATCTTTGCGTAGTAGTCATCTGTTCGAGGATCCGCGCCCTCTCGCCGAACGAGTTTCTCGTGAACCCCGTAGGCGAAAGAGGTCAATTCCTCATCCTTTCCGAACCAGTCATTCCTTCCCAGCCACGCTTGCAGCTTGGGATCCACCGGGGGTGGCGCAGGAGCAGGCTGAGCAGCAGGCTGAGAAGCAGGCTGAGAAGCCTGCATCCTCTGCTCCATCTCTGGCTGATAACGAGAGGCCCTATCTTGTTCCATTTGCGAGCGGTTCAACTCTTTCTGAGCCGTCAGAATGGCTTCAGTATCACCGGACTCGTAGGCCCTCTTGTAGTCATCCTCCGCTTTCCCCTGATCTACCTCCGTTCTTGACTTAATCTCCGAGAGAAGAACTTTTTCCCCTCTTTGAATGAGATCCTTGAGGTCGTTGTTCTCTGAGGCCAACCGCTGTGCATGCTGCACAGCCTCCTCGCGCATCCGCTCGGAAGACTCTTTAGAACGCCGCTCCTCATGGTAGTCGTACTGGAGTTTCTTGATCCGACGCTGAGTCCTACCGCCGAGAGAGTCAAGCTCCTCAACGCTTTCGCCAGCGCCTTTATTCCCAGCCCGCGCAGCGGGCTGATCCCCTTCCGGCATGTCATCGACAACGGAAACTTCGATGTCTTCGCCATCATCCCGAACAATCGGCTCGGTCAGAGCATTGCCCATCAAGTCGTCAAGAGGTTCACTCATAGGCGAGCCACCCCTCTCGGATCTTCAACCACGCACTCCACAGAGTCGTCGTTGATGATCCTGAACTCCTGCCCGCGAATCTTGAGTCGAGTGCCCGCATAGGCGCGCATCACGATCCAATCTCCTTTTTTGCACCAAGGCTCTCCCGGAAACCGGGACTTGTCCTTGTATGCATCGGGGCCTACAGAAGCCACCCAACCAACAATACTGGCAACCTGCTCCGCACCCCGGCGTTCTTCCGGGATAACGATTCCACCTTCTGTCGTTTCCTTTACATCTGGCATCATTACGAGAATCCTGTAACCACACGCGTCGGGAACCTGGGAAGCAATACGCTCCATCTCCCCGACTTGGCTTTCAAGACTCTCTCCATCGTATCGAATTGCCGAACTCATTATTTCCTTTGCTGACGGCGATTAATGGGTGCCGTCGTTCCCCCGTAGTGTGCAGACGAAGATTGGTAGGGCTCGTCGTTCCCTTAGCAGACGGCAATTAGTAGGGGCCGTCGTTCCCTTAGCAGCGGCGATTAACGGGTGCCGCAGTTCCCCGCTCTAATCCTCAACTTCGGAGAGGAGTTCTTTCAACTCCCTCTCCGCCATATCCAATCCCTTGAGTACACCGCAGAGATGGCGATATTCCTCAAAGGTATCGACAGAACCACTCACCAAGTGGTCGGCGTGTTGCGATCGAAGCTCGGTGAGTCGCGAGAGAAAAACCTGTGCCCAATTATCCATTCATCAACCCCAGGTAGTTCACTGGATCGATTTTCCTGAACGCCACCTCATTCTTCTTCCAGCTTTCGGGCGATCCCCGCAACGCGCTCCACCGCTTTCGCTCCGATTTTCGCCCCTGCAATACGCTCCTTTGAGTCCAACTCTTCCTTCTTGAGAAGCATCGCCTCTTCCTTCTTGAGAAGAAGCTTCGCGGCCTCGGCACCAATCTTGGCACCCGCCATGCGCTCCCGGGAGTCGATCTCCACCCCCTCGGCCTTGGCCTTCTCCGCTTCCAGAGAGATCTCCGCACCAATCTTGGCACCGGCTACTCGCGCGTTCGTTTCGATCCGTTCCCGCTCCACTGCATTGCGAGCTTCGGCCTTATCGCGGTCCAGCCGTAGACGCTCTGCGCTCTCTACGATCTTCGCCTGCGTCTCAGCCTTACGGATCTCTAGCTCCTCTTGTCGCATCTTGAGAATCGGATCCTCCGCCTCCTTCTGCGCCTGCTTTTCCTGGGATTCTGAGATGTTCTTCTGGAGAAGCCTTGCAGATGCCTCGGCGACCAACTTGGAAAGCTGGATCTCGATATCCTCGGGAAGCGGTTCATTCGGGGGCGGAAGCTCAATCCCCAACTCTTCCTCGATCTGCTTGCGATAGAGGAACGCCAAGTGCTCCGTAATATGCGCCATGGCGGCAGCTTGGATCGAGGCTGCCATGGGCGACTTCTGGGCAATTTCCTGGATCGTCGGATCCTCCATCGCCGTCATGTGAACCTGGATATGGGCCTTATGGTCCTGCCAGATATATGCCTGGACTGCATCGCTATTCAGGATGTCCATATTCTCACTCACCGGATCGCGAGCGGGGACCTCATCCTCTTCCGGAATGATCTTGTCTGCATCCTGGATTCCCAAAACCTCCAGCATCTGCCGGTGAAGCTTGGGTAGGTCGTACATTTCGGGAGCGGTATTGGCGAGCTGGAGCGCCGCCTGATACTGCATAATCCTCTGAGCCATCGTTGCAGAGTTTGGATCCGACACCGGGATCACGTCGATCCGGTCGTCAAAGTCCTCCTCACTCATATTCTCTTCGCCCTCCGAATCGTAAGGGTATGCATGCGGTGCATAGTCCCGAATGATCTCGGAGAGGATGGCGAACTCTCTTTTCATTGATGCGTGCAACCTGGATTGCACTGCCGCCATCACCTTCATCGACCTTTCCAAGAGAGCCAAGGTAGTTCCAACAGGAGCCTGTTGGTTCATATCGCTGACCTGCAAATCTGTCAGCGATGCAAAGCGTCTCCCCTCCTCGACGATATTTCCGAGTAGCTGATAGAGAACACCAGACGGCTCCTTGTACGGAAGGAACGCGATGTTGTCCTTGATGGCCCCACCGGGCACATCCACATCTCGGAATTCTCCGGGAGAAATCGGAGTATCGTCGCCCTTGATACGCAAGCCACGCGCTTTAAGGCCACCGGGTAGATTACTAAGAGTACCAGCGTCTACGAGTTGGCGGAGGAGGGAAGTTGCGGACTTAGCAAGTCCACCGATCATATGGATCAAACCGAATCCATAAAATCCAAGACCAGGAACATATTCATAATGAACAAAGTGATTTCTGCGTAGCTTCCTCTCGTCTTCCTCCAACCAGTTTCTCCGGATGGAGAGGATCTTTCCACTACCCTGATCGAGCGTCACTACATAAGGGAGAGCGATTCCCGTCTCTTCCCCATCCTTCTCATCTTCAAATCCTTCTAGATCCACATCAACGTGCATCTCTAGAAGGACGTATCGACCGTCTCCCGTTTCGTAGGTGGGGTTATCCCCCGTGAGATCGTCGTACTTCTCTTGAATTTTGCCCATATCGGGGAGGGGTTCGCTCAACTCCACGTCCCGGTAGAACCCACTCACCTGCATCTTCCGGACATCGTTCTTGTTGCGCTTCATCACATGAGTAAAGCGTTCACACGTTTCCAGAGAAGAAGCGCCGTAGGACACTACGAGATCTTCCGAAGGCACAAACATCGCACAAGGGCGTCCCATGTTGGGATCCCAATAGATCTTACGGAACGCGGATCCTGCCAAGGGAAGGCTGAAGAGGAGCTTCTCCGTCTCGGGACGGTACTCAGTCATCACGTCGAGTATCATGTAGTTCATGAAGTTTTCGATACGATGGGACTGGCGCGTCTTCTCCTCAGTAACCTTCCCTACGATCCTCGTGCGAACGGGACCCGCGGGAGGGAAGATCTCTCCAATCGCCTGACTCTGGAAGCGAACAACCGCCTCCGAAAGGATGGGATGGGTAACGCCACACGCACCCTCCCAAGGGCTGCTCCGCTCATCGAACTTCAGACCCAGTTGATTCAGGCCCTTTACGTAGGACTCTTCCCAGTCTTTACGGGAAGACTTGTCCGACATGTAGGCACCGGTCAACTCTGAAGACAGTCGGCCTAAAACCGTGTCATCCATGGAATCCGCAAGATTTGAGTCGAAGTCAACTTCCTCTTCGATCTCCGAATCTTGGCGAAAATCGACCAACATCCCGCCATCTTCGGTTTCAATAGAAACCGCTTCAGGGTTCAGGATCTCAACTTCCACCTCCTCCTCTGACAACTGGAAGGAGGGGTCGAAAATGGTCTGGTCTAAAGACCGCTCAATCGCCAACGCTATGACTTCCCAAAACCGTAGGAGCCCTTACCGGTCCCACGCTTTGTCTTACGCATTCCACGGGACTCGTGCGCGCGGTCTCGATCCGTCTGTACACCCTGGACTCCGGCCAGTCGCTCAATCCGCATGTCCTCAGTCTCGGCGATATTCCCCTCTCCCACCTTCTCCTTTTCCCGGTCCATATACCCCTGCTTCTTCCGGTCCATTAGTTCCTCAGTGTCCAGTAATGAAATTCTTCCAACTATACCAGCCGACGACCCGGCTTCTTTGCCACCCGTTTCTTTGCTACTTTCTGGTACTTAGAAGGCATCCCGGAGTGATCGGCAACTTTGTTCAGTTTTTTCACCGCCTTCATACCCCGTTTGAAGTGTTTCCTCCCTACCGGCTCGCCAACCTGGGGTGCCTTCTCCTTGTACTTAGCTACCGCCTTGTCCGCTTTCCGAACCAATCGGTCGCCCTTCTTTACGTGCCTTGCATTGATCTTCGCTTGAC